GTGAGAAGTTCTTCAACACTTTCCACTCTGTAGATAATGAAAAATTCAAGCGGCAAGCAGCAAGCGGCAAGCAAGACTTGACAAGCTCCAAGCTGTCAGGTTATAGTAGGATAATAAAGGAGAATAAAAAATGAAAACAGAAGAAGCATGGAAATTAGTTGGCGGGCTGTCGAAGCCTGGCAAGATGCCTGGCTGGTCAATTGGTATACCTGCAAAAGAATGCAAAACGGGCTCCAAGCTCCGGGCTGTTAAGGGCTCAGTTTGTGATGACTGTTACGCCCTGAAGGGCTGCTACGTGTTTAAAGTAGTACAAGACGCTCAGTACAGGAGACTGGCAGCAATATACACAGCTCCATGGGTCCAGGCAATGGCCCACCTGATCAACAGCAAAAAGCCAGACGTGTTCAGATGGCACGACTCTGGAGATGTACAGGATCTTGAGCATTTAAATAAAATATATGAAGTCTGCAGGTTAACGCCTTCGAAGCGTCACTGGATGCCGACCCGGGAAGCATGGGTCAAGGACCATCTAGACAGGGCACCAAGCAACCTGGTGATCAGGTTCTCTGCTCCGATGATAGACCAGGCAGCACCTGCCAGCTGGCCAAACACCAGCACCGTGGTGACAGCTCAGGCCACGTGCCCGGCACCATCTCAAGACAATCAATGCAAAGATTGTAGAAATTGCTGGAATTCTAAAATTAAAAATATATCATACGGCCAGCACTAATGGAATTCAAACACCCCAAATATTATGCCGCCCTCCGGGCGGAGCGTAAGAAGCTACAAGCGACAAGCAGCAAGCTTCAAGCCCCAAGCTTAGAAAGTTCCAAGCAACAAGCTTCAAGCGGCAAGCCACAAGCTCCAAGCTCCAAGCCGGAAGCTACAAGCTCCCTGATCCTTGAACCAGGGAACAAGAAATAATTTCCACTTTGAAAAAGTTTCGAGGACCTTTGACCAAGGGCCTCGACAAGGATGTAAGTGTTCATTGGATGCTTCACGTGGAAGGCAATTTGATGTGGTGAAAATTTGATCTTTCTACTCTTTGTAACCTTTAACTCTAATGTGAAAAAGGTGCCAGAATTATTATAGCCCAATAGATCAGGAGTACCGAGAGAGCTAATGTTTTCAATCCTAATCCAAGAGATTTCACCGGATGTTTTGCGTAATTTTTTATATAATTTAGCTTCAGGACCCATTTAGTTTTCGGGGTAACGTTGTCGTCCATTTAATAATCTTTTTTAAGTTTATCAGGTAAGATTATAGGTGATGGTTTAGTAGTTTTTAAAACTAATCTGTGAGATGTATGGCCTTTGAAACCAATAATGGGAGCAGCATTTTCATGCACTTCCATTCTTCTCACATCATATAGTGTACCATTAACTTCACAAAATATTACAGCATTCTTTACTGCATCTGATCCTTCTGTGAAGGAATCAAGAAATTGTTGCATGTCTTGTACTCTCATAATCCTGCTTTTTTTAAAATCTCTCTATAGTCTTCAATTTGTTTTGCAAGGTACTTATTGTCTCTTCTTAATTCAGTAACAGTTGAAGATAACTCTTCAATAATTTTTTTATTTCCCTCAAGTTGATTATAAGTTCTGGTCCACTCCGACTCTTTCATTTTATAATTCCAAATTTCTTGCTTATGTTGCTCAATAAGCAAACTTAAATCGAGAGTGCCTCTTTCATCTTTATTGTCTGTCATAACTATTGACAATATAGGATAGTTACCTTAAATTGTCAACATGGGATTACCAAAAAGATTAACGGAAATGCAACAAAGATTTGCCGAGTTTTTAGTATTTGGTGGAGTTGATGGACCAATGACACAAACAGAGGCAGCTATCGCTGCTGGCTACAGTCCTAAGCGTGCTAGACAGGAAGGATCAGAACTTTGTAACCCAAGACTATCACCACTTGTTGTAAAATATTTAGGTCAGTTAAGAGAAGAGAGAATTAGAAAACATGAAGTAAGTTATGAAGGACACATAGCTGAACTAGCTAGATTGAGAGAAGCCGCTTTAAAGAAAGGAAGTTTTTCCAGCGCTGTAAATGCTGAAGCCAATAGGGGAAAAGCAGCAGGATTGTATATAGATAGAAAAATAATAAAAACAGGTAAGCTAGAGGACCTATCAGAAGAACAACTAGAAGCAAAAATGAAACAAATTTTAAACGATTACGAGTCACTATTGAATCCAAAGATTGTAGAGGCTGAGGCACTAGAAGTTAAATCTTCTGAATCTTCCTCACCCACTGACGAGGAATCATCGTTCGATCCCCAAAAGAAAAAGTCCCATCATCTTCCCGATCAAAAGAAGCAAAAAGTTTAATAGCCTTATCATCTTTGGAATACAACCAACCTTCATTGATAGGTCTTGCTAATCTCATCTTATCAAATTCCCTATCATTAGCCCAGCCAGAGTCGCTCACACAATCGATCCACTCCACCCTAACTTTAGGATAAGGTATATCGGGAGTTCCACTTGAGGCAATAGCTTTTCTTCTTTTCCGAGGCATATAAGAGATATACCAGATAATTCAGAAAACAAAACACCTCTTTACGCGCGCGCGTAGGCACTACTGAAATAGACATAATATTTTGTCTATAGACACTTTATTTTGACAAATTCTGTCTACACTTTAGCTATATATACCAACGATAATAGTACATTTGGACAAAAAGACAGTATTTTACTAGCATTGTTTTTTTTTTTTTTAAATTATCTGTGAGATCTCTTATACAGTGTCTATGTCATAATTTAGACACATTTCGGTCAATCTTTAGCCTTCTTTGCTAAAGAATCACCAAATTTGCCGCGCCAGCCCCATGATCCGTGGTGCGTGGTCCATGAGTCAAGATTCGCATACAGTTTAAACCCTGACTGTATAGCAAGATCACAAAAAGCAAGGTCTTCGCCCTTCCACACTTGGTCCTTAAAGCTTGTATCCCAAAAATTCCACATATATTTAGCTGCAGCATCCGTTTCAGTACCAATTTCAGCATTCATCTTGGCTCTAGCGTCTTCAGGAAATTTACATTGAAGTTTAGGATTATCTTCCATTAACTTCTCAAATACTTTTCTACTTATTAACATCAAACCCGCTGGTCCTCCGCTAATCTCAACTAAATCCCATGGTAATACTTTAATAAATTCAGGGTCCGGATAAGAAACAGCATAGTCCATTACATTAGGTTTATTCTTAACTCTATAAGGAGTACATACAATATCCTTTTGAGGCACTAACATACGAAGTATAGCTTCAGCCGGAAACTCTACATCAGCATCCACAAATAACATATAATCAAATCCACTATGAAGAAAAGCAGCGGTCGATAGATTCCTGGCATGAGTAACAAGAGACGACTTGACTGATTTAAATTTACATTCAACTCCAGCCTTTGCTAGTGTACTGTAAGTATTTAATAAAGATACACAAGTCTCAACTCTCATTGAGTCATAACAGGGCATCGCAATAAAAACTTTAGGCTTTTTCATCCGTCACTATACTATTATCTTTTAATAAAAAATTAGCCGCAATAGATACTCTGGTTACATCTGAATAAAAATTATTTACTGAGTGTGTAACATTCCATGGAAAAATAAAAAATTCTCCAACCTTCGGTCTAAAACTAAATGAGTTGGTATGAAAATTTTGAGGGTTAGCCACAAAGAAAGTTAGACCTCCGGGTCCCTCTCCAGTTCCTTTCCAATCCTTTTGTTCTTTTTCTATCTCCTCTGGAATATCTATAAATATTACACTTGATAAATGACAGTTGTGATGAATATGAGGAGGATTAGATTCTCCCTTCTTCATAAAATTTACCCAGGCTGCTTTTGTTTCTACAGTTGTTAAGTCTAGCCCATACCATGTCTTATAAGCTTGTTGATATGCTTTAAGATAAGGGTGTATAATATTAGTATAAGCGTTTGAATCTAAAGATTTCTCATCCTTTATGATTCCAGCTAAGTTTTCACTCCAATCACCTTCTGCTTTATCGCATAGTTCTTTTAAAGCATTAACATCGCTAGGTCTTAATGTAGTTTTAAACAGTAACGGTCCCCAATGGTATATATTATAGTCCATTGCCCAATCTTTATTACTGGCAATTATTTTTTGTTCACCACCTTCATACGTTTCCTTCATTTTTCTCCTTTTTTTTAAATTGTTCTTCAAATTCTTTTACATTGAATTGAACTTTTTCTTTTTCGTCAAACTTTAATTCATGATACATATCTAATCTCTTCAACCACTTATGTTTCCAACGTCTTAAATCAGCGTCTTGAAACTTGAATTCTTGGTAATATAGGTCAGGTGTACAGACCATTATAATTCCTTGTCTAATTTGTGATTGATAGACTTCATCATGTGCCATACAATAGGCTGCAATCTGCAGGAAATAATCCTCAATCCACTCAAGTCTTTTCGGACGGTTTGCTTGCTTAAAATCTATAATGGTATCCATGCCGTTGTGACGACAAACGAGATCAGTACTCCCAGCATAAAGGCCAGGATAATATAATGTAACTTCTGAACCATACACTTCTTCAATTGGTGTAAGACCCACTTCAATAATTTTTTGGGCCATGGTTTTCGCCTCTTGTCCGAGCCCTGTAAGATCATCGTAGCCAATTCCTTGTATATGAGATTCAAGGAATTTGTGCATACTAGTCCCTCGCTTAGAAGATAAATTCTTGATTCGCTCTGCTTCTGCTTCTCCAACTTTGGCCTTCCAATCTCTTAAAAATTGTTGATTTTTGGTTTTGCCTAATATCGTAGTCACAGACGGAAGTCTAGAACCATTTATATCGTAGATCCGTGATCCGTGGTCATCGATCTGTTTACCACTTACATAGTTAAATTTTTCATTGTACTTGAAAGCTTTACCAATGTTGTGGTACTCTTGAAGGTCTTTATCGTTCATCATTTAATACTCTTCTTCTTTTCTTCTTTTTCTTTATCTTCCGTTACTCTTTTTTTAAAAATTTCTTCCCATCTTTTTCGGTACAAATTCGTGGAAACCCTTGATCTTCCATCCCATTTTGGTTTTTTATTTTTAGTCATAATCAGCTATATTATCTGTATCTGATTTAGCCTTCCACTTATTATCATCAGTTTGTTTCAAACTATTTAAAGGAATGTGAGAAGATATATTTCCAGAAACAGAAATTCTTTCAACATCAGCTTTAAAGGGAGCTACATAATGTTTTAACCATGCAGGAAAAATAAATATGTCTCCTACTTCAGGAAAATGTGATTGATACGTAATGGCTTGTCTATTTCCCTCACCATAAATAAAACTAATTCCACCAGGACCAGCACTTCTACCTTTGTAAGCTTTAAACTCTTCTTTAATTTCTTCTGGTACTTTTAAATATATTACAAAAGATATGTCATCAGCATGATCATGAGGAGGATTAAATTCATTTTTTCTTTGATAGTTTATCCACATAGATCTCAATAAATAACTAGGAGGTTGTTTAAACTTTTGATTTTTCCACTGTTCGAATATTTGAGTGTACATTTTTAAAAATTCATCAACGTATGGAAGTAATATATTATAGTCTCTAAACTTAAATTCTTTTTGAATGATACCAGCTAATCTATGTTGATAATCATTTGCTGCTACGCTTGAAGCTTCTCCTTCTTTTAACAACAAGTTTTGAAATTCGGGAGTAGTTTTTAATTTAACTACACACGGTCCCCACGTTAAAACTTGATATTGATATTTAATTTTATCTTCCATGTTCTAATTTCCTTATCTCTCTTTCAAGTTCAAGATCTACCACATTTTCTCCCAAATTTTTAGCATAAGGTTCGTAGTGATCTATAACTTGTTCTATCTTATGAAGTTTATTTTTAATATGTGGCCAAACAGCTATACATATTTCTAAACAATCTCTATGGGCTACTCTCCATCGCCATTGTCTTTTATATCCTGGTTTAACTTTACGTTCTCCAAAGGATCCACATTTAAAAGTATCGTGACACCACTTAATAGTATCTTTATCAGTCATGGCTATCTCTAACCTAATAACTGTAACATTATGAACTGGTTTGCCAGGTCTAGTATTACGTCTTTGTTTGTGGTTTTTTCTAAAATATATTGAGCCTTCCCCATCTATAAGGCCAGCTAAATATGCTACATCATTTTCTGTCATTAGTTATTACTTTCATTATTGTTGTCCATGGATTGAAATCAACATCCATTTTAGTGCAATTTGTTAACATCACCTGTAACAGGATCAACATAAAGATCAGGCTTAATAGCCGGGGATTCATGTACATAGAATTCTCCTTCCGAATCACAATCCCAACACTGATGAATCATTGAATCAGAGTTAAAACTTGCAACTTTAACAAACCCATTACCCTTACAGGTAGGACATACTACTCTTTTAGTATTAGTCTTTTTTAATTTTGCCATTTAACTTCTTCGCTTTCTCATTCGCTATTTGCTCAATGGTTTTACTTATAGATAATTTTGCATCAGGCAATAATACCTTAGACAAACTTATCAATGTCTTGTATGTTTCATGTGTTAACGAAACATTTCTATATTTAGTTATATCGGTCATAGTTCCTTTCATTTATTTCTGATGATTATATAGGAGTGAAACAAGGATTGTCAAGATGAAAATAGTATTAACTTTAATTATGTGTAGTTATATTCAAGGTAGTTGTTTACAACCCTATGAATGGCCCGAACAATACAATAGTATGTATGAGTGTATGTTAGTGGGTTATGAAGAATCTCAAAAGAAGATGGAAGAAATTGGAAAACAAGAAGTTAACAAACATCAGATATATATTAGATTTACTTGTACAGAAGCTGGAGACATTTGACAATGTGTCCAAATTGTGGTAGGAAAAATCTTCTCACCACAATAACCTATCACTCTATCCCTCTTGTGATAGGTTTATTTCATTTTCTTTTGTGTAATATTACCGTCATCATCTATCCATAATTCCCAGACAATTCCATTAGCACAGTAATACCCATGTAACGTTTTCTTTTTCATAATCTGTTATCTACACATACAACCGATCCAGTTTCCACTGCCATCGTTCATTATATGTAGGTTCAGAGTATTTACATACCCTGTTAATTTTAATCTCAATATCTCACACAACTCAAAACAATCTGTCTCAGCTGTTAGGACGATTCCTTCCATCATCTTCTTCGTGACTGGAAGTAGTTGAAACAATTCTCCGTTCCAAATTATTAATTCCATCTGCAAACTCCTTCACTGATTTATACCATAAATCTTTATACTTAGGATCTTTTGTTTTTTCCCACAGTATTGCTTCTTGATTTATCTTCTCTATCGTCATTTGTTTTCTTTCCCCATTTAATTATACGATCTATATTATAAGCTTTAATTTTCATGCGAGGTCCATATGGTTTCCAGGCCTCAGACACTAAATTAAGTTCAATCAATAGATTTGTCCATTGTTTGGTTGAAATGTTATTAACTTCTATATTTATATATCTTTCTTTCATTCTTTAGATATAGGATATCAGAGGATATTTGTCAATGCCCTTTTCTTCTTTTTTTCTGTTGTCTTTTCTCTTGTTTATTAAGATTTTTCTTATGTCTTCCAGGCCGTTTACGAGGTTTATCTCTTTTAACGTAGGTATTAACACCAAACTTAGCTTTTTTACCCATTACATCCAGTCTTTCACAAAAGGAGTGGCTCCATTTGGAGGATGTATCACCGGTAAATAACTTATTTTACCATTAATGTGCTGGTGTAAATCAGATCCACAAGTTAAACATCTATAAAATGAACGAGTAACTCCAACTAACATTGTAAATTCATCACACGTTGGACATTGTCCATTCACTATTTCTGCTTGAAATCTTATGTTTTTTTCGGTCATATGCTTTCTTGTTCTTTATCACAATCTGACGATAACGTCTATCCCTCAGATACTTTGCCATTGGGTTCTTTTTATTGACACGAGAGACATTCATCACTACCACTATCAAGTTCAGCTAATGCTTCTTGCTTGCAGTCATCACTACAAAACATATCTAATTCTTGTTTGGCTTCAAACTCTGCCTTACATTGATTACAATTTTTTTTCATTACTCTAGTATTAATTTTTTAATAGATAAAGATCCATCAATATTTGACTCTAATTCAGCCATAGATTTTATGCACTGGTACTTAACTTTACCATCAGGTTTTAACTGACGTTTTGCAACACGTGCGCCTTTAAGACATTCAGACATTGAAGTCTGGATACGCGCTTCCTTAATCTCTCCGTTGATTATCATCAATAGGGCTACTACTAACTCGGTCAATGTGTACCTCCATTTTTATTTGCTCTTACTTTATCTTTTAGATCTTCAACATCAACTAAAAGCTTCTCAGTTTGTTTTTGAATAAATTGAATATTCACTTTATTGTGCATCATATCCTCAATTCTTATCTCAATTTTCTCTACGGTTTTATAAAGATCTTCCAATAAAAATAGTTGCTCCTGGTCCACTGGGACCTGCTCAGATTTTTTAAGCAAATCATTTTCAAACAATTCTCTTGATGTCTCCA